TGCAAGGTTCGAACGGTCAGCGCGTACTCGGCATGGACATGGGCGTCTACTGCAGCTGCATGATCGCGGAGGTGGGTTGGGATGGCAAGCTGCATGTCATCCACACCGAATTGATCCACTACAGCCAAGTTGACGAGCGTTATCAGGAGCTGGTAAAGCAATTCAACGTCACGTCGGCCGTGATCGACTCGCAGCCGTATGTGGAAACAGTGTTCCGCATGCAAGACAAGTCGCCGATCCTGTGGGGATCGGTGTACGTGACCTCGAAGAACCTGGAAGCGTTCCGCATTCAGGACAAGGAAGAGGACGAGTTCGCCGGGCTGTTGGCCGTGCGCCAAGTGAATGTGAACCGGAACATTGCGTTCGAGTCGCTGTTCAAGGACATCCGCGACGGCAACGTTACGCTCCGTCAGGACGCCAACAAAGAGATCATCGAAGTCCAGTTGTGCGACATGAAGCGGGTGAAAGACCCGAATCTGCGCGATCCGGGCGCCGATGCGTTCATCTGGAAGAAGTCGGCCGAGGGCAATGACCACTTCCACCACGCGTTGCTGTACACCTGGGTTGCGGCCAAGCTGCGATCCGTTCCTCTGCACTCGTTCGGACTACCTCTGTATCTGGGATCGATGACCATTAAACAGCCGAAATAGTTGCCATTGACAACTATTTGTTGTCAAGATACCCTCTAGGCAACTTATTCTGGCGTGTGTCATGCAGATCGATCTGGTCATCCAGCAAGGTGCCAAGTACCAGCACACGTTCACCTACGTGGATGTCGGCACGTCCGGCGTTCCTGCACCTGTGGACCTGACCGGTGTCACCGCGAAGATGCAGATTCGCCCGCATGCACGCTCGAACACGCTGCTGTTCGACTCCCAGACCAGCAACTTCAACATTGACCCTGCCACCGGCAGCGTGGAACTGGTCATCGACCACACCACCACCGCCGCACTGAACTTCCGCAAGGCCGTCTACGCCATCGAGCTGACATTTCCGAATGGGGATGTGGAGCGCATGGTAGAAGGCGCTGTGCAGCTGTCGTTCGAAGTGGTCAGACCCTAAACCGATTGACCAGGAGCACCAGAAATGGCTTCCCAGAACTTCAGCAAACTCACCGAACGGCTCGCATCGTACTTCGGCACCGGCACATTCAAGGCGATGCTGGTTACCGCCGTGCCCTCGGAAACCGAACTCGACACCTGGGCCGTGCGCTCTGACGTGACCAGCGAACACGCTGCCAACGGCACTTACGCGACCGGCGGATTTGCCGTCACCGCCGCAGTCGGCGCGCTGGACAGCGTGAACAATCGCATCCCGGTGACCTTCTCGGCGGCGAATCCGACCTACTCGAACGGCACCATCAGCGCAGTCGGCGTGGTCATCTACAAGGTGGTCGGTTCGGCGGCAACGGACGAAATCGTTACCTTCGTCGACTTCGGCGGCACCAAGTCGGTAGCCGGCGGCGACTTCACCGTGACCTTCTCCACTCCGCTGTACATCAACCGCTAAGCGGGGTGAAACATGGCTGATAACGTACCAATTACCGCTGGCAGTGGTACGACCATTGCCACCGATGACATCGGCGGCGTCCACCACCAGCTGGTCAAACTGGAGTTCGGCGCGGCCGACTCGGCCACGCAGGTCAGCGCGGCGAACCCGCTGCCGACCACGATGCCAGCTACCGGCATCGGCTCGCTGACAGCAGTGCCTGCCGGCACCACCAACGGCACGCCCATCGGCACGCCGCCGGCGGGCGCCGTCGGTGTGCGCATCTACCTGCCAACAAACGCTTCTGTGACTTTCACTGTCGCTGGGGCGCAACCGGGCGGCGCGCCGACCAATACGTTCACCGTCAGCAATTCGACTACCGGCCCGAACTGGGACGAATCGCTGAACGGCCAGAACCTGTACATCACCGCCACAACTGGCGCTCCACTGTTCCGGTGGTACTGATAGATGACGACCTTATACTCCAGCAATTTCGACTCGGTAACGGTTGGGCAGGTTCCCCCTGGCTGGACCTCAGTTTCGGGCGGGTGGTCGGTCACCACGGATCATCCGATCTCCGGGACGAAGACGTTCGGCGGGCAGCTGGCAATGGGCAGCCTCGCTGTGTATACCGCCGGCTCTGTCGCGCAGACCGATCAGGTCGCGCAAGTGAACTTCAGATACGAGGGCGAGTCGCTGCCCTACGCGGCACCGATGGTCCGCTGCAGCTCCGACGGGCGTAACGGCTACCTAGCGCTGCTGAATCAGAGTTCCGGCAACCTGATGATATTCGTAGCCAATGGAGGTTCTTACGGGCTGATCGCGAACCAGCCCAGCGCGGTCAGTGCAGGACAGAATGTCACCGTAGAGATATCGGCGACAGGCTCGACCATTGAAGGTCGTGTATGGACAATTGGCAACCAGCGACCGGCGGCGCCTACGGCTAGCGTTACACACTCGGCACACGCAGCCGGGACGCTCGGCTTGTACTGGAATCAACCGGCGGGAGGTTCCAGCGGTGTCGATGACATTCTGTGGACTGATGGCGCGGCTGCAGTCGCCGCGACAGCTGTAACATTCTTGCAGGCGCAGACCGTCGGGACTGTAGGTGTGGCGTCCGGCAGCTTCGTGGTCGGGGCGAATGGGGATGTAACCGGCAGTGTGACCGTAACGCCAAGTGATAATGGTGGAGGCGGTTCGTTCTCTCCAACATCCGTCACGCTCAGCTCCGGTTCGCCGACAGGCTCGTTCACGTATACCCCCAGCAGCGTTGGCGGTAAGTCGATCACCCTGACGAACACCGGCGGGCTTTCTGACCCAACGGCTGTGACGCTCGTGGCGTCGTTCGCGGCCGCGACGACCCTGACGTGGTCGGTCAAACCCGCAGTTGGTACGGTTGGGTCGCCGACAGGTAACTTTACGGTAAGTGCTAACGGGGCTATTTCCGGTACGGTAGTCGTCACACCAACCGATAGTGGTGGTGGCGGCTCTTTCTCACCGGCCTCTGTTTCATTGACGAACTCGAACACCTCTGGGTCGTTTGCCTACACCCCCGGTAGTGCCGGCACGAAGACGATCACCGTAACGAATAACGGCGGTCTGACTAACCCGGCAGGTGCCCAGGTCAGCGTGTCCATAAGTAGCAGCACTTTCCCTGTGGACAGCTCGGCGATTACCTGGAGTCCTGCGAATTGGGACTTTCTGGACATAGGTATCTTCGGTGTAGCAGCCAAAACCGCTCAGACGACAGCCTGCGGCGCTTACCTGAAATTCTCCGTTACTGGAACGACATCGGTAACCCTCGCGCTGGATACCAGCAGAACGGCAGGTTTCGGCGCCAACATGCCACGGCTGATGTGGGTCGTTGGAGATGGCGCAGCGCAGTACGCGCAGGTCACGGACGGGGACAGCAGCCTGACTCTGGCTGCAGGGCTGACAACCGGATCGGCTTACTCAGTTGATGTATTCCTGCTCGGCGCTGTCGAATCGGCGAGCGACAGGTGGGGAACACCTACGACAAGCCCCTACAACGTGCTAAGGGTTACAGGGGTGACGCTCGACGCTGGTGGGTCACTCCAGCCTCATCCGAGGGTCAGGCCGGGGAAGCTGGTGTTCTACGGTGACAGCCTTGTCGAAGGTGTACGCGCCGCTGGCACTACCACTGAGCCTGGAGATCACGGGCGCTCGGCGCCGTGGTTCGCTGGTCCGGCGATGAACTGCGAGTACGGGGTGATCGGTTACGGGGCGACGGGCTGGAATTCCAGCGGCTGGGGCAATATGCCGGGGTTCTCTACCTATTGGAAGTACCACTCTAACAGCCGACCGCGCTCCCTATCTGGGGTGGATTATTTGTTCGTGATGCACGGTTATAACGGCGGTGCAACTGTCTCCGACATGCAGACTTGGCTTGCCGAGGTTAGAGCAAGTTACCCAGGTCTGTGGGTTTTCGTCGTGAGCGCACCGTCCGGGAGGAATGCCGCCAGCCACATCGCAGGAGTCAATGCGTACAAGGCTGCCAACCCTGGGGAGTCGAGAATATTCAGCATCGACTGTTCCGACAGGCTTGGAACAGCGAACTTTAATTCCAGCACAGGGTTACCGAATTTCGAAACCATAGACGGCATTCACCCGCTTGAGTGGGCCAACGCCATGATCGCCGCCGCCATCGTACAGAAAGCCCAGGCGATCATCTCCGCGGCCAGCGCCGCGACATCTGCGAGGTTCTCATCGCGCATGCCGTGGAGGGGCAGATGAGCCTGCTTCTGCTGCTGGCACAGCGGGTTGCACCGGTCACTGCGACCGGTGCCGTTGACGACGCCACACTGACGGCGCCTACCGGCGCCGGCGCCGGAAAGGTGACGACCGCTGGCACCGTCGACAACGTCGCGTTGGCTGCTGCGACAGCGACCGCAACGGTGAAGGCGACCGCCACAGGCGCGCTTGATCCGGCCCAGTTGTCGGCGCCGGCCGGCGCCGGTACTGGCAAGGTGACGACCGCTGCGGCGGTAGATAACGCCACCCTGGCAGCGCCTGCAGCGACCGTAACGACCAAGGCTACGGCTACTGGCTCGCCGGCCGCTGTTCAGTTGACTGCGGCCACCGCCAGCGCCGGGGGCGCCGGAGCGGCTGTAGTCGCCGGCGGCTCCGTCGATTCGGTTGGACTGTCGGCAGCGACCGGCGCAGCTACCGTATCGGCCGTGGCAGTTGCCACGCTCGATTCGATAGCCTTGCAGGCACCCGCTGGCGGCGCTGGGCAGTTGTACGTAGTGAGCGGGGCGTTGCCTGCGGTCGGTCTGACCTCTCCGACCGGTGCCAGCTCGGTAAAAGGTCGCGCGGCCGGCGCCTTGCGGGCGGTGACGATCACCAAGCCGACCGTGACGGTGACGGTGCCCGGCACCCCGCCGCCGGTGACGCCGCCAATGGAAGTCGAGCAACCTGCCATGTCCGTTGTGTACCGGGCCATGTACAGCGATACGGTGTATCGGTATGCCAGTTGAGTTGCCAATGGCAACCGTTTGTTGCGATAGTGTGATTATCATGAGCGAGAAGCAAAAAGCGGTACTGGTGAATCTGATGACGTTGTCGGCCGGGCAATTGGCGCAGCTGCTGCTTGGGCTGACATCGCTCTGCTGGGCCATCGCGCTTGTTCACCACCCTGTTACTCACCCGGCGCTGGCGATCCTGTTGGAAATCCTGTCGCCGACGTGTTGGGCAATCGTGTTCTCGATGATCGCGGCGTTCGAATTCGGGACGCTGCTGCGGATTATCCGACCCTGTCAGTGTGCGGCGGCGCTGCGTGGTGTGCTCGCCGTCCTGTGGGTGTTTATAGCGATTTCCCTACTCCTGTCGAACATCATTGCGGCTGGGGACGTGACAGTTTCTTTGTTGGCAATCTGGCTGTTCATGCGACAGGCAGTTCGGGATGAGTGCGATGGTGGAAAACATTGACGTGACGACGGCTGGCGGGCTGGCGGCAGGCGTTAGCCTGCTGATGGCTGCCGGGTATAACGCACTGCGCAAGATCAAGGGCGACGTGCGGGTGGACAAGATCGACGACGCGACACAGAAGCTGATCGATAACCTTGTCGCGCAGCGGGACAAGGACATGAACACCATCGAGAGATTGGCCGGCGAACGTAACGGCGCGATGGAACGTGTCGGCTCCCTGGAAGCGACAATCAAATACCAGACGACCGAGCTGGAGCGCATGTCCGGTGAGGTCACGAAGCTGGAAGCGGAAGTCCGCGAGATGTACACCCAGATTCACCTTTACACCGGCGAGATCGACGCGCTGCGCGCCGAGAACAAGGTGCTGCAGACCCAGAACACCGATCTGCTGGCTGCTGCGCACCACAACGCCGAGCACCTGGACGTGCTGCAGAAGACCGTCGAGCACCTGATTACCATAGTCAAGGAGGGGCAGCATGCAAACGGTTCGGCTGACTAGAAACCGGGAAACGGACGCCGGCACCGAAGGCACACTGTCTACTGACGGTTTTGCCTGCCGCACATTCGAGCTACCGTGGCGCGGCAACATCCGGGCGAAATCGTGCATTCCGCCGGGCAGCTACGTGGTTCGCATCGTCCAGTCACCACGCTTTGGCCGTACCTACGGCCTGTTCGGCACGGCGCCGCGCGCCAATGTCCTGATCCACTCCGGCAACTACGCAGGTGACGTGGACAAGGGTCTGAAAAGCCATGTGCAGGGCTGCATCCTGCTTGGCAAGTATTTCGGCACGATGGACGGTCAGCGGGCGATCCTGCTGAGCCGGCCGACTGTGCGGGCCTTCATGGATCACATGAAGGGCGAGGCTTTCAACTTGGTAATAGAGGATCACACATGCTGAGCATACTAGCAGGAATTCTGGGTAGCAGCGGCTTTGGCTCGCTGATCGGGTGGCTCGGCGGCGCGGCAAACCGCTGGATCGATCTGAAGAATCGCGACAAGGACATTGCGGTGCTGCAGATGCAGCAGGCGCATGAACTGGCGAAGCTGGACAAGGATCGGGAGTTCATGCTCGCCGAATACCAGCAGCGTACCCAGATCGCCACCATCGAGGGCGAGTCGAAGGTCGAGTCGGCGGGTTACGAGGCGCTGGCGGCGAGCTACGGCGCCGACAAGGCCACCTACAGGATCAAATGGGTAGACGGTATCAGAGGCGTGGTGCGACCGATCCTGACGCTGCTGTTTTTCCTACTGTCGTGTGTCGTGTTCACCATCGTCGCGCAGTACGTGTGGGCGCGCGGCGTGCCGCTGACGAACGACCAGCTGTACGAGCTGTTTCACTATTGCGTTTATTGGGTGCTGTTCCAGGCGTCGGTGTGTGTTGGCTGGTGGTTCGCCATGCGGCCGGGCAACAAGCCGCCACACAAGTGACGACCAAGCCCTTGATTGGCTTGAATGTTGCCATTGTCAACTTGGGTGTTACAATGGCGACAAACCATTGAAGGCTTCACGATGAGCTTCTTCTCCAAGATTCTTGCGATGTTCGACACGTCCGGTCAGGGTGAGATCGCGGCCGGATCGCAGCTGCCACCTATCCCTGTGCCGAAAGTGCCGGCGCGTGCGATGGCGATCCCGTCGCACCTGAAGTCGGCGAAACCGTCGGCGACCAAGCTGCAGGAGAAAGACCTGAAGCTGGCGTCGAGCAAGATCACCGATCTGCGTACCCGCACGTCCACGAAGGAAGTCATCAAGGATTTGACGGCTGCCTTCCCCGACCTGTCGGCGTCGGTGGATGCCTACCTGCGTACCGCGATCACCAGCAGTTACACCGTGGTGGCGAAGAACCTGGATGGGACGTTCAACTACGAAGCGACCGACGCGGCCAACCAGCTGCTGGCCCGCTTCGACACACTGAAGAACTACGCCACCGGCTTCAACGGCATGTACTCGATCCGCAGTATTTCCGAGTCACTGGCGAAGGAGCTGCGGCTGTACGGTTCGTGCGCGATGGAGCTGGTGCTTGGTAAAGGCCGCTTGCCTGACCGTCTGGCGCCAGTGAGCGTCACGAAGATCAAGTTCTATCAGGACAACCTGGACTTCAAACCGGTGCAGGTGATCGGCGGCGAAGAGATCGACCTCGATTTCCCGACGTTCTTCTACGTGTCGCTCGACCAGGATTTGACCGAACCCTACTCCGCGTCGCCGATGGAGTCGGCGGTGCAGCCGGTGCTGTTCGGCCAGGAGTTCTTCGACGATGTGCGCCGTGTGATCCGCCGCGCGATCCACCCGAAAATGGTGGTGACGCTGGACGAAGACACTGTGCGCCGCAGCATCCCGGCCGAGTACTACGGCCAGCCGGAACAGGTGAAAACCTACATCGACGGTGTGATTTCCGGCCTGACGCAGCAGATCAACGGGCTGAACCCGGAAGACGCGCTGGTCGTGCTGTCGTCCATCGAAGCGGCGTACATGAACAACGGCAACCAGTCGCTGGACGCCGAGTACAACGCGCTGACCGGCCTGATCGACGCCAAGGTGGCGACCGGCACCAAGACGTTGCCGTCTGTGCTCGGTCACGGTTCCGGATCGGCGAACATTGCCTCTGCCGAGGCGTTGCTGTTCATGAAGAACGCGGAAGGCGCTGTGCAGCAGAAGCTGAATGAAATCTTCTCGCAGGCGATCACGCTGGCGGTGCGCCTGCTTGGCTTCGATGTCTATGTCGATTTCCGCTACAAGGCCATCGATCTGCGCCCGGATACCGAACTGGAAGCGTTCTATGCGATGCGCCAATCGCGCGTGCTGGAACTGCTGTCGCTGGGCATGCTGACCGACGAGGAAGCCAGCATCCAGCTGACCGGCAAGCTGCCGCCGAAGGGCTACAAGCCGCTGACCGGCACCGGCTTCCGGCCGAACACGTCCGATCAGCCGGCGCAGAACCCGTACAGCAACACTTCCACCGGCCCCGGCGGTGGAGCGACGAACCAGAATCTCAAACCGGACACACCACAACAAGGTAAATCGCAGAACAAAGGAACCAAACAATGATCGTCATCGACAAAGACACACTCTGGGCCGGCACCCAGGCGTCGCTGGAAAGCGCCCTGCTGGTACAGCGGAAGATTCAGGACAAGATGCTGGCTGGTGAGCTGACCATCGAGGCCGCAGCCGGCAAGGACGCGCCGCCACCGAAGCATTACGACACCGTGGACGGTGTCGCGGTGATCCCGGTCCGCGGTGCGCTCATCAACGCGGATTTGCCTGACGCCTTCGCCAAGTTCTTCGGCATCACCACCTATCCGGGGCTACAGCGCGCGTTCGCCGCCGCGGCTACCGACAAGAGCGTGAAGTCGGTTCTGCTCGACGTGAACAGCCCCGGCGGCAGTGTGGCAGGTATTCAGGACACGGTCGACTCGCTGCAGGCGCTGCGCGCGTCGAAACCGGTAAGCACATTCGCTGGCGACTTGATGGCTTCGGCCGGCTACTGGCTGGGCAGCTCCACCGACCACATCACATCTACCAAGATGTCGATGGTCGGCTCCATCGGTGTGATCGGCACTCACATCGAAGTGAGCAAGATGCTGGAGAAAGAAGGTATCACCCCGACAGTCCTGCGCGCCGGCGAACACAAGGCGCTGGCATCGCAGTACGAGCCGCTTTCGGACAAGGCGCGCGCCCAGATGCAGGACCGCCTGGACGCTGTCTACACGCAGTTCGTTGACCATGTTGCCAACGCTCGCGGTGTCAGCTACCCGGTAGCGCACAGCAAGATGGCGAACGGCAAGGAGTTCTTCGGGGAGGCGGCACTGAGTGCCGGGCTGGTGGATCACATCGGCAAATTCCCCGATGCGCTTGCATTTGCCAAACAAAAAGTTGACAATGGCAACATTCGCAGAAACAATGCTTTATCAGCACAAACCGAGGAATTGGAAATGTCCGGCACTACCAACACTCTGGCCCCGCAGGCGGACGCAAACACTGAACCTGCTGACGCCCAGGTGACCCCGCCGACAGCGGAGCAGGAACCGGCAGCGCCGGCGGCTTCGTCTGCCCCGTCTGTTGACAGTGGCAACCCTTTGGTTGCTTACCTGCAGGACAAGGTCACCGCGCAGGAAGCGCAACTGCGCGACGCGGCGATTGCCGCGAACGCCGCCCAGGCCCAGATCGCAGCGATCCCGGCTCTGCGCAGTATCGCCGAAGCCTCGCTGAACCAGATGCGCATCGCGCTGGGTCACCCGGCTACCGACACCGCTGCCATGTCGGCAGATGCGCTGGTGGCTGAGCACCAGCGTACCGCTACCGAGTTCGGCGCGAAGTTTCCGGTTGGTGGCGTAGCAGCTTCCAGCTTGAACGACGCAACAGCCAAGCAGGCTCCAGCAACAGCAGCACCCCAGGTTGACCCGACCCACTTGGCGCGGGTTCAAGCGACTCGCATTAACTAAGAAAGAGGATCGAGACAATGCCGAACTTCAAAATGCTGCCGACTACCGGCGACGCATCCGAGATTATCACCGCCGCTCTGGGCGCTAGTGGTAACGCCAGTGACCGTCTGGGCACCAGCGACCTGGGCAAACCGCTGAAACTTGGTGGCGACTCGCGCATGGTTATGTGCGCAGCCGGCAACGAGATTGAGGGCTTCCTGGTAGCTACCGAGAATTTCACCGTCAACGGTGGTTACGCAATCGGCTCTGTGCAGACCGAAGGCCGCTTCGAAGTTGAAATCGTTGGTGCTACCGCGTGTAACCCGGGCGATTACGTCGTGGCAGGCACCGTACCGGCTGCCGGCACCAAATATACCAACGGCAAACCTCTGGTTCAGGCCGGCGCACCGACCAAGTTTATGTGGCGCGTGGTGTCTGGCGGTGGAGCTGCCGGTACAACCGCGATCATCGAACGAGTGTAAGGAGACACACAGATGAGCAATGCAGTAATTATCGACGCCTCCGGCGCTCGCCAGGAAATCACGATTGATGCGAGCATCTATCAGGAAGCGGCTGACAACAGCTCGTCGGTCCCTGATCTGCTGGCCCGCAAGTTCCCCACCGATGCTTCGCGTTTCGGCAGCGTTTTCGAACAGGTGATGGCCGGTGCCGGCTACTACATGCGCGACGACAAGGCGCTGGGTATTACCAAAGCCAAGATCGGTGATCTGCTCGACCCGCGCAGCACTACTTCGGCCGGCGTAGTCACCCGCGACGCCACCCCGACTTCCCGCGTCATCTTCCCGGCGGTAATTCAGGAAGCGATGGAGAACAAGCTGAAGGAAAACACCTCCAGCGATGTGGCGATCTTCGATTCGCTGGTAGCGACCACCGACGATATCGATGGTGATATGTACACCCAGGCAATTCTGGACTTCGCCAAACCGGAAGCAGCGCGTTCGCAGCCGATTGGTCAGCTGTCCGAGCCGGCAACCATGATGACCCTGACCGTGTCGGACGTGGCCCGTACCATTCCGAGCTTCGCACTGGGTCTGACCATCTCGGACAAAGCCTACAAGTCGGCAACCATCGACTTCGTGGCGCTGTCGCTGGCTCGTCAGGCCGAGATCGAACGTTCGAAGCTGGTTGATGGTTACATCAACTCGCTGGTTTCCGGTGACGTGGACTTCGGTATCTCGGCGCTGTCGCTGGTAAAAGCCAACACGTTCGACAGTGGCATCGCTGCCAACGGTGTACTGTCGCACAAGGCTTGGCTGAAGTGGCTGCGCCGCAACTCGCGCACCCGCACCATCGACTGGATCATCTGCGATATCGACACCTATCTGGCTATCGAGAACCGCACCGGCAAGCCGACCAACCAGACCGACGATCCGAATTCGCCGCGCATGAACGCGCTGCTGAGTCCGAAGAACGTTCGTATCGGCAACGTCAACGTGTTCCTGGTGGAATCGGGCATCGTCCCGGCTAACGCGATCATCGGTATCGACAGCCGCTATGCGTTGCGCAAGGTCCGCAATCTGCGCGCCGAGTATCAAGCGCAGGAAGCACTGGTGATGCGTCGCGGTTCGGCGATGCGTTGGGACTGGAGCGAGATGGTCTACCGTATGTACGACCAAGCGTGGGACTACCTGAGCCTGACGACCTAATCGCAGCAAGCATGACAAAGCCACCTCCGGGTGGCTTTGTTTTGTGGACTGCTTTCGCGCTCTCTGCTAAAGTTGCCATTGTCAACTTGTCGTTACCAAACAAAGGAATAACCATGCCGGCATACCGTTCGAACACTGACTACCACTACCACAACTCCGAGCAAGGCAAGACCGTAGCGCAGGAGCCGGTCGAACTGGAGAAAGACGGCTGGGTAGAAGCTCAACTGGAAGCTGGTCTGATCGCTGAGATTACCGGCGAGAAAAGCGCCAAGCCAAGCAAGAAAGAGCAAGGCGAGTAACCCATGTTGATCCTGTCCGATTTCTTCTCTCCCGAGGAAGTGCGCGCCGTGCTCGGTGTGGCAGCCGAGGAATTTGAGGACGACACGCTAGACCTGGAGCTGTACCCACGGCACCTTGAGATCGAGCTGGCGCAGATCGGACAGAATCTGGCATCCGATTTCGCCACCGCATCCGCCTCGGCGTCACCAACGACGGCTGATCTGCAGTTGGTCGCATTGACCAAACAGTTCTCTCTGTACTGCGTAGCGGCGCTGGTGGCTGAGTCGATGCCGAACTTTTCCCCTCGCAACATCAGCGACGGCAAAGGCGGATTTATCCGGCACTCCGACAGCTATAAGGAAGTGCTGGCACGAGTTGGCAATCGACTGCAGCAGGCTAGCGAACGACTGAAAACGGCCTACACCGCTTACGTTGGCTCGTCGGCTGCAGTCGTACTGCCAACTTTCATGTCCGTGTCCACCCCAAGTTACGACCCTGTTACCGGTGAATAATGCGCTTCCCGAGTGTAGCCAGTTTTTTCGACCGCACGGCGATCCGCGACGCCTACACCAAAGTGTCTCTTGGTAAAGGCCAGATCGATCTGTTTGATGATTCAAAGCGCGACGGTGTAACGGTGCTGCGGCGCGTGCTGTCCACGAAGGCCGACTGGAACCCACCTCTGCGCGGCGTTGTAGAGCTTGCCGGGGCCAGTTGGATGATGGGCAACTCCTACCCGGATCAGTTCTACGGTGCCACGGTGCGCAAACGCTACATCCTGCACCGCTCCGAGGGGTTATGTCAGTTCCTCACAGGATACGAACTTCTGACAGCCGGCTCCACAGGTATGCGCTCGCACGCTTCCAAGGTATGGGTCAAGGACATCAAGGACATTTCCACAACGTCCGAGCAGCAGAGCCAGTACGTGGTGTACGCACCGATGTCGGAGGCGCTGTCGCAAGGGCTGTATGTCAGGTTCCCTGACGGGACGCTGCTGCTGGCGCGAAACTGCTTTCCAACTGCCGCCGGCTTCCGGGCGCTGGAGTGTTCTGAGCTGGAGCCGACCGCGCTGACCACCATCCAGATGGTAGTTCAGCGGGCCACCTATGATCCTGTGACGGAAACCTACGCCGCTGTCGCGCCGGCCCCCATTCCGGCCGTGGTGACCAGATTCCTTGACGACTACGAGTTCCGCAATGAAAAAATGTCAGATGCTTTTGTTGGCGATCTGCGTGTACGTGTGCGCGCTGTCGATGCTCCGCAAGTGCGAGCCGGAGATACCGTCGCACTGAACGCTGTCCAGTTCAATGTTCTGTCTGTAGACCCAAGGGTCGACAGCACACTATCACTGCACATTCGGCCGGCGACATGATAAAGATCGACGTGCGTGAATTGAAGCAGGAGCTGCTGAATCTCAAGAACGAGAATCGGCAGATGGCGGCGAAGACGCTGCGCACTGTGATCCGTCTCACTGCGCAGTACATCGTTAGATCACATACCAGCAACGCCCGACATACGCCCGCCTACACCGGCAACCTGTTGTCGAACTGGCAACTGAAGCTGGGCGGCGCCCAGGCCGACTATCGACCATTGCAGCACTACCTGCAGCGCAAGCCGCTGTCCGGCGAGTCGCTGCACTACGATCCGCTGCATGGTTATGCTGATACCAGCTATCAAGTCCTGGCCGACGCCAAATACCGCGAGCTGTCTTCGAAAGCCTACGATATTGTCTGGAATTCGAAGGTGACGCTGGCGAACGCCTCGCCATACCAAGTCGACGACTACGGCGGCACGGTCAGCGGTGTGTCGGACATTTCCGGCAAGTTCTTCCGGGTGGGCCTGCGCCCGGATAACGCCCAGGCGGTGACTGAGTCCGACGTTTACGCCTTCGCGCTTGGCGTGCTGCCGCACGTCATTGCTGCGGTGGTCGAGGGCCAGTCCCACATTACGTACAAGACCTTGTCGGAGCGAATTGAATGAGTAGCTACTTGTCCGCGCGCCAGGAGCTGGCCGCAGTACTAGAGGCCGAGTGGTCTGTCCTCTATCCCGGCAAGCCGATCTACTACGAGAACGGGCCGGCGGTCGATCCTGCGCAACAGGGTGACCTGTACCTGTACGTCGCGTTCCACTTCAACGACGCCGATCTGGCGCACATCGGCAATTCGACCAACATGGGCTACAGCTTCACCGGCGTTGCCTACATAGACATATCGGTGCCGTTAGGTAGCGGCATGAACAAGACCTACGCCGCAGCCGACGCGCTGGTGAACATGCTGAAGGCCCGCTCCTTCGCGTCGTTCTTCATCGCCGCGCCGGTTCTCGGGGACGCAAAATCGGCCGGAGGACGCTGCGTTGCATCGCTGGCTGTTCCGCTTCGCTCGCACGTTGCATAGGTCTTTGATTTCGCGTAAAGTTGACAGTAGCAACATTCAGTTCCCGGCAGCCCACCAACGGCTTGATACCGGGGTATTAATTCGCCTTTGAGTTGACAATAGCAACAAGGAGTTGCCAACATGTCTTTCGCATCGTCCAGTTTGACGCAGCTGTCTGCGATCAAGGAAACGAACTGGGGTGAAACTCCGGTCGCAGGCACGCCACGCTATCGCCGATTTACCGGCGAGTCGCTGGCGTTCTCTCTGACCAAGGACACCTCCAAGGAAATCAACCCGTCGCGTCAGGTGTCGAGCCTGATTCCGACCAAAGCTGAAGTAGCGGGCGGCCTGTCCATCGAGCTTTCGCTGAAGGAGCATGATGACTTCATGGAGTCGGCGATGATGGATGCCTGGAGCTTCTACGGCACAAACGGCATCTCGACCGCCGCCCTTGCCAGCTTCAGTACCAGCACCATCACCTTCGACTCGGCGCCAGCCGGCGCAGACGCGCTGTCGAATTTGGCTGTAGGCCAGTGGTTCCGCATCGTCGATCCTGGTACTGCCTTGCCGGCAGCTAACAAGGGCATCTTCCAGGTGGCCTCGAAAACCGCAGCGTCGATCACCGTAGCCGGTACACCCTTCACCGCAGACGCTGTGTCGAAGCAGGTGCGCATCTCGTCGGCCAAGCTGACCCACGGTATCACCCGTTCCAGTTACTCCATCGAGAAGTATCACCCGGAAGCTGGCCAGTACTTCGTGTTCCGTGGCATGCAGGTGTCGAAGTTCGGTCTGAAGATCGAGTCTGGCAGCATCGTCAGCGGCTCGGTCGACTTCCTTGGCTCTACCAGCTCGAACGGCACTTCCACCTTCATGCCTGGGGCACCGAGCAACGCTTTCACCGGCGACAGCTTGAATGCCGTGACAGGCGTAATGAGCGTGTTGATGGACGGCACACCAATCCGCACCCTGATGCAGACCGAGGTCAAGTCGTTCTCGTTCGACTTCGACAACAAGCTGCAGGGCCTGGAGGCAGTCGGCTTCCTGGGCAACGCTGATGTGATGGCCGGGCGTATCGATCTGAAGGGCGCTCTGCAGGTCTACTTCGCCAATGGTCAGCTGTACAACGACTTCATCGATTCGGTTGCCCACAGTCTGACGTTCGTACTGAAGGACCCGAAGACTGGCGAAGGCTACGTGTTCGAGTTCCCCCGCATCGAGCTTGCCGATGCGAAGACCAACGCAGGCGCTATCGACCAGCCGGTGATGCTGGACGCCAACTGGCAGGCGCTGGAGCACCCCACTCTGCACAAGTCGATGTTCATTTACCGCGTTTGACCTCCAGCAGTGCGGCTTACCCACCGGCTACGGCCGGTGGCTTTTTACCCGACTCAACCCAAAAGGAAAATAAATCATGGCACTGGATATTTTTGAAGCGTATGCGACCGACGAAGAAGCCGAAGAAAACGGCGTCTGGGTTCCGTTGGGCGAGGACACCAAGTTGAAGATTGCCCGCGACGGCAACGACGAGTGTGAGCGGCTGGTCGAACGCCTGATGATGGAGAACGCCGACAAGTTGGCTGCCGGCGGCGATGTGGCGAAGCAGGCACAGCGCGAGATCGAGATCGAGGTCACCGCAGCTACCATCCTGAAGGACTGGGAGAAACTGACATACAAGGGTGAGGTGATCGAGTACAACGAAGCCAACGCCCGTATGGTGCTGCAGCACAAGGACTTCCGCCGTCGCGTGCTGTTCCACGCACGCCAGCGAGACGCCTACCTGCAGAAGTATGAGGCCGAAGTCGCAAAAAACTAATCGACTGGATCACCTGGAATGAGAAGTGGGGGGAGCACATTGAGTTCTTCCTCCGGGGCATGCGAGCCGGGGCACCAACGCCGGCGCCCATGCTGACTCGTCCGAGACTGTTGAAGCAGGCCCGCTGGTACAACGAGGCATATGCCGAGTTGGCGCGCAGCAGGACGCTGGGTTCGGGCGGTGAGTACTACATACCGCTGTCCGAATTCGAGGCGTTTTTCAACATCCGGCGCATCCGCAGCGTAGAAGTTCGAATGCGGGTGATCCGGGTGATCCGCAAGGTCGATGAGCACGTTCTGCAGATGCGAGCGGAAAAGCGTCAGGCAGAAATCAAAAAAGCCGGTTGATACCGGCTTTTTCATTTGGCTTTTCAAGTTGACAATGGCAACATTCAACTATCCACAAGGAAATCGCCATGACCACCAAGAACATCGAAATCGGTTTCAAGATCAACGGGATGCGGGAGACAGAAGACGGCATAACCCGAATCACTGGTTCGCTGACCGGCTTGGAGAATCTGTCAAAGAACACTGATACCGCTGGCCTGACCAAGCTCAACAAGAGCATCAAGGATTTGACCACCGGGCTTGCCGGCATGACCGGTAACCTGCAGAGCGTGACCGGGCTGCTCACCGGCCTGTCCACAAACCTGACCACGGCGTCGGACCGGGTGGCGGCGGCGATGGAAAAAATGTCGTCCGGTGCCAGGACTGGCGTGACAGCTACACGCACAACCGTGGAAGGAACTGCCAAGGCGGTGAAGGCATCGGTTAAGGAGATCGGTGACGAGATCGACCACCTGAACGGCAAGGCCGCGCAGCTGCAAAGCAAAGCCAACGATCACATGGCAGGTTTCCGTTACCGCTCACTGGCTAAGCAGCAGTCGTACCGCGACCAGATCATGCTGAACACCGCTAGCCGCAACGGTACGGAAGCTATCCGCATCCACGATTGGCGCGAGAAAGAGAACTCCGGCGAAGCACTGAGACAGAACAAGGGTCTGGGCAGGATCGTCACCGAGCGCCTTCGACTGAATCAGGAAGAAGAACTTCGCCAGAACCGTGAACTCGGAAAGATTCAGGAATTCCGCCGTGTTCAGAACGAGCAGGAGGCGCTGAGACAGAACAAGGGTCTGGGCAGGATCGTCACCGAGCGCCTTCGACTGAATCAGGAAGAAGAACTTCGCCAGAACCGTGAACTCGGAAAGATTCAGGAATTCCGCCGTGTTCAGAACGAGCAGGAGGCGCTGAGACAGAACAAGGGTCTGGGCAGGATCGTCACCGAGCGCCTTCGACTGAATCAGGAAGAAGAACTTCGCCAGAACCGTGAACTCGGAAAGATTCAGGAATTCCGCCGTGTTCAGAACGAGCAGGAGGCGCTGAGACAGAACAAGGGTCTGGGCAGGATCGTCACCGAGCGCCTTCGACTGAATCAGGAAGAAGAACTTCGCCAGAA